CACCGTCGGAAAGTCTCCCACCGTTTTGTCACCGTCGGAAAGTCTCCCACTGGTTTGTCACCGTCGGAAAGTCTCCCACCGTTTTGTCACCCGTAATATTGGGCTCGTTTTCGGGCGATCTCTTTAGCTTTTGCACTGTCTCCCTCCCAAGGCTTACGGGTAAGCTCCTCCACGTTTGGACGTAGGCTTTTTGGTTTTTTCGCACCGACCAGTTGTCTGGGTTTTACCGAGAGATCAATCCCGTCTTTTGCGCTGTCTGCCATTTCTTTGACGCCATCCGCAAATTTGAGTTCACGTTGCGACAAAAGTTCTTTTGACCGGTTGTATGTCGAGTGGGCGTCGATCTTTAATTTTTCGTCTCGTTTCATTTTCTTCCAGGCAAATCGGGCGGTGGTGTGATCGTAGAGACCGGCGAAGACGCAACAGGTCTCGAACGTACAACCGGACAACCGCGCTGCGCACATCAAAACCTGCCGAGCGTGCACCAATCTTTTTTGTTTAGACCTGCACATAAAATCGTCTGATCCGGTCACTTCCTCGGTGGCTTGGATCAAACTTTTGTGCAGCGGTGTTCCGGTCGGAATGGATCGCATCCTGATCAAGCGTTCGTCATTTTTTTTGTCATTTTTGAGCGTCATTGCACGAAATCCATAATCATGGGAAAGACCGGAGTCAGGGCCTTGGCCGCGGCCCGCGCAACCTCGCGGTGTTCTTTCTGCGTCTCAGGTCCGGACCGCAGCTCACAGTAGTGTATCCACGAACGGATGGACCCGGTCATGTATAATCGTGTTTGGGTTAAGCCCTCGGGCAGCACGGCCCTCGCGACCTCTTTTGCCAGCCCGCGCTTGAGCGCTTCATCGTATACACTAAAAGTAGAGGCGATGAGGCTGTCTTGCACGTCGTTCCACCAACCAATCAACCCGTCGTCGTCGGTCTCCAAACTATTTTGTCTGTTTTTAAGGTCTTGGAGCCGCGCTTCCTGCCGGTCGGTGTTTGTCTCGGTGGCGCTGTAGCGCTGACTGAATTCCTGATATTTGAAGCTCCCGTGCCGAAGAATTTGTCTGGAAACTGCTCGGCTTGTTTCGATACAAAGGCAGGCGTGAGCCATTTCGAAGGGGCTCCAGTGCTTGTTGCGGATCAGGTAGTTTATCAATCCGGGGTTGTTGAGGCCGCTGATTTGGCTTGTTGGGTTTGAGACCCTTGCAAAATATGCAATGTCGTCTAGCAGGGTGTTACCTGCGCGTTGATTTTGGCGTTGGCTGTAGCTTTCAAGTGTGACTTTCATTTTTCCTCCAAGATTTTAACCAGCATGATTTGAGCGAGGCTTTTTGCGGACATTGATTTGCCCGCGCTTCTTTTTTCAAGTTCCGACATTGTGTCGTCCGGAATCCTCAGGTGAAGGGGTTTGCCCCCGCTTTTCGTTCGATGCAGGAGGGTGCGGACTACCGCTGGGGTGGTTTGCAGCATCGTGGCGATGTCTTCGGCCGCGAACCCTTCCTGAGCCATATCTCCCGCTTTTTTTGTAACGCTCATCGTTCCTCCAAATAAAAGATGTGACGGCCTATTTTACCAAGGCGTGTCATGTTTGCGGAGCGCGACCATGTCGGTGAGACATAGTCCGCGTGATAGTGGGTCGCGCCCACATTTTCCCACGGATTTTGCCACGCTTCGCGGACGGCGCGTTGCGCTGCCGCCCAGGCTTTTGCATCTTTGGGGTTTTCGTCTTTGCCGTCCCAGTAGAACGAAAAAGCGTCTTTTTGCTTAATTACGGCGCAGGCATCGTTTGGGAATGCGGGGTGGTCCACACGATTTTCCACGACGTGAACCACCTGCCGCATCCCGGCTGGGTCTTCTCCCCGGGCTTCATAATAGACAGCGAGAGCTATACACACGAAAGATATCTCAAACACTTTCTTCTCCCTCAATATCGCCTGCGCCGCCGCACTCCAAGCACTCAATCTCACGGTCTCGAATATAACCGCCGTGGGTCCACGAAACGACGTGTTCCTCGACGGTCACCCGGCCTGTGCCGTTGCAAACGGGGCATTCAACGTAGTCCCCGGCATGAAACTTTCTCTTCATTACACCGGCTCCTCCGCAAAAGTGATTTCCAAGTCTTCGCCTTTGTCGGCTCTGGCCCAGGGGGCCTCAAAGCACACGATTTCGTGCTTTCCCCTGCGGGTTTTAATTTTAATTTTCCTCCAATAAACCTTGTCCCTTTCTTGAATTGGACCGACCGTGATGTCGGTGACATCGTACACACTCATATCCACCATTAGTTCGCTCCCAGCCAGCGTATCAGGGTCGGGAAGGCTAGTCCTAGGATTGCACCTAGCGCTCCTGCGCCCAGGAGCGCTGTTGGCAACCCAATGGCTAGCTCCCTTTTCCAATTGTATGGCTCGGGAACCGCGGTCTTTGGCACGGGCACCACCGTGCGGTTTTTAGGTCGTGGCGCGCTCCGACCAGTGCGCCCTGGGTTTGTTTTTTTCTCCATCCAAGCGTTTATTTCCTCCGCATCCCAACGGAGCTGCAAACGTTTGGCTCCGCCCTGAGCCACGGCCCAGACTTTTTGAGGGCTGGGAAAACCTGCCCCACGAGATTTTCTATAAATTGTGCTTTCGCCAAAGCCTGTGGCTTGGGAAACCTGAGTGATCGAAAGCATTTCCGCGTCATCCCGCGGCACTGGGTTGTGATAGCTGTTCGAAACCATTTTCTTCTCCTGTTGTGTTATGTAGAAGCAACACTATGCGGGTTATCGCATAGGTCGTCAACTGTTTTTTTATCCGACCAATATTCGGTTCCAAGCGTCGCGCATTTTTTGGATGTCTGCGTCGCGCTCTTCTTGAGTGCCCATCCCCCCAAGTTGTAAAAGAGCGATTTGGCTCTCGACCGCCTCTTCCACAACGAATTTAGCGTCGGACCAGGAGATTTTTTTTGTAATCGAAGTCATTTCGCTTTCCCTTTTTTGTGAGATAGCGATTATATACGATTATATAAGAGTTATCAACGACTATATACGAATTATCAACGAGAACCATAACAATGTAAAAAAGCAGACGCCCCCGGACAGGGAGGAACCGGGGGCGTCGCGGTCATCAACGGGAGAGAGCACTGCGCCGTCTGACCTTACGAGCAGTAGGGTGAAAATAAAGCGCGTTTATGCGTATGTCAAGGGGCTATCGCATACCTGCCACTAATGTTTTATCTTCACGTCCATTTTTTGACTAGGTGTAACGTTTTTATACACCTCAAACATATATCGGAGTTGACCACTGATGGTGCGTCCCTCTTCGCGAGAGATTTTTTTCAATTCGTCATACACTTCACGGGGTGTCAAAACACTTTTCCAACGCTCGGTATCCATAATTCATCTCCATAAAAAGATTTTGTAAGAACATATGAGAATTTATCCGAATAAGCAAGGGCAATCCCGTTATTCTGCGGTTATTCTGCGGCCCCCCAGGAATCTCCGATTTCGACGTCACATTTCGACGGAACCTCTAACGGCACGGCGTTTTCCATGATCTTCGCGACATCGAAAGCTTCTTCTTTTGACCCCACAGACATGGCTATCTCGTCGTGAATTTGGATCATCGGTAGCCTACCGCTCTGGTAGATATCGACCATAGCCTTTTTTGTCATGTCGGCTGCGGACGCTTGGATCAAACGGTTCAGAGCTTTGTATGTAAAGGCCCTTTTTAAGCGCGCCGTGGGCCCATGTTCGAGGACCGCGTCCTTGTAGGACATGGCCTTGTGCATGGCGAACGAGTCCGGCTCCCAGAGGTCGAAGCGACACTTCCTGCCGAGTATGGACCGGAGCGAACCGGACGACGCCTTTTCGTTAAGACGGTTCATGACGCCGTTCATCAATCCTTTAACGAACGGCACGCGATCATGATACTGCTTAGTCAGGCTCTTGGCCTCGTCCACGGATACATCCAATTGTTCCGACAGTTTGTTTACACCCATGCCATACATCATGCCCAAGTTAATGGTTTTAGCCTGCTTTCTGGCAATGTTGGCCATTTCCGCGACCATGGTATGAAAATCAGTGTCTGGATTTGTTGAGTAAGCTTCCACAAACTCCTCTGCCCCGCGCAGCGGCACGCCGCGGGCTTTACCGTAAAGGTGCGCGTAGTGAACCAAAATGCGTGGTTCCTGCTGCGAGAAATCAATGGCCGCCCATTGGTCGCCTTCTTCGGGTAAGAAAAGACTGCGGATCATGGGTCCGAGTTCTGGATCGCGGGCCGGGATTTGTTGCAGGTTGGGGTTGGACATTGAAATGCGCCCCGAGACGGTTCCGCCGTCGTCAGAACGAATTTGGTTAATGTGGCTATGAATGCGGCCGTCGGCCCGGCAGTGCTTCATTATTGTGTTGATGAACGTGCCGGACGTTTTGTTCAGGTTCCGCGCTTCAACAATAAGTTTCGCTATGGGGTGCTCATGCTCTTGCAGGAACTGTTTGGTGAAACTTGGCGCGCCCTTTTCGGTCTTGGGATATCCAATATCCATACCATCAAACGCTTTGGCGAGGGATTGAGCGGCCCAGATTTCAACGGTGGTTCCGGTGAGCCGTTTAATCTCCTGAAGAACGCTTTTTTCTCGTTTGAGAAGGCTGTTCCGCGTGATTTCGACCTTGTTCTGGTCAACGCGCACGCCTCGCATGGTCATGTCTACGAGGCATGGCAGGAGGTTCAGTTCCAAATCGGCGATGGTTGTTAAGTTTTCTTTACGGATTTGTCCGGTGAAGTAGTTCCACAATTCAAGAGTAAGCTCGGCGTCGGCTTCCGCATACGGTCCGACGTACATGGCGGGCATCTTCCACATTTCGGCTTTTGGGTCGATGCCAAACTCGCGGGCGGCCTCTACCAGACCTTTTTCCGATTTGGTTTTGTTCAGCAGGTCGTAGGATAGTGCGTTCAGGCTGTAGCTGAAGCGGTTTTCGTCCAGTAACGATGCGATGACCATCGTGTCGATAATCCGACCCTTAACATCAAACCCGGTAGCCTTGATCCATCCGAGGTCGTACTGGGCGTTGTGCATCACCTTGTCTGCCGGGCATTCAAACACCTTTTTGAGCCATCGGGACACGATGCGCTCGTCGAGATTGCCACCACCGAAATGCTTTACAGGCAGATAACCAGACCACCCGTCCACGGCGACGGCATAACCTACGATAAATCCGTCTTTGGTCGGCCACCCTGGACCGTTTGATTTCAGGTTTGGGTCCGACGTTTCAACGTCGATTGCAATCGTTTTCGCTGACGTGATGTCGGGCAGCTCCAGCGGGGGAACCCACTCGCTTTTTGGCGCAAACATAGCCATTTGCAATTTAGTCAACCTGTTTTTCCTTCAAAGCGAACTCAGCACCGAGGGCCGTGTACCCCGCCTTATCGACCCAGCTATCTTCATGATCCAGCGTGGATAACAGCCTGCATGTCTTGAGCCAGTCCATCATGAGCGCGACGTGTGAGGGTGTCAGATATCCAAAATCCGAATACGCTTCTTGCATAATGACGTTCCAGCCCTCCGCAATTCTCTGATGATTTTGGTAGGCGTCACCGTAATCTTTGGCGCGTTGACCGTTAATTAGGTTTTCAGCTTTCGACAAGATTTGTTCGCGGTTCATACGTAATAGCTCCTTGCGGAATCTTCAGGTTCTACGAGGACGAGAGTGTCCTTGGTTCGAGTAATTCCGACATAAAACACCCGGTGCATGTCGTCCGGATTGCGCTGCATGTCATCATCTGCGGCTTTGGTTAGGCTAGTGTAGAGAACAACGTTGTCGGCTTCTCCGCCTTTTGAACCGTGGATCGTGGACAGCGAAATCCGGGGTTCGGCGTTGAACTTTTCGCCGCGGCGCAAAAGAGCCGTAACATACGCCCTGTCGGTCTCCGGAATTTTATCCAAAGCTTCTGACCAAATCATGGATTGATCTGCCAACAGGCCATGGTTTTCCATCAGCGCGGACATACTAACGACGTCGTCGTCCTCTAGGCCTGTCAGCTTCTTAAATCCGCGCTTTATGCGCGTCCCGGCAGACATAAAAGCATAAACCTGCCGCGCTAGCACAACAGGGATTGAATGTCCCCGGCGTAAAGTCTCCCACCCGTTCACGGCATCGGATAATTTCTTGCCAATGGACCGTGAGCCGCGGTAATTAAACAAATATCCGCCGGATTTAAGCCACGCGGCGGCGTCTTGCAGCATGTATCCCGCTTGAGACAGGATGAGCCATTCGCCACTGCTCATGTCTAAATATTCAATGCCCGCCACAGTTTGGACGTGCCCGTCTTCGTTCTTTGGTTCGTACCTCTTCGGGAACCGGCGGTTAATGCGACTGGCGACGGTCTGCGCGACGGCATGAACTCGACGCGGCACTCGGTACGATTGAGAAAGTGTTTCTGAACCGCCGGGGAGGTTGATGAAGTGGTCAACGTCGGCACCGGCCCATCGGTAAATCGCCTGGTCGTCGTCTCCTGCGCAATATGTGCGAGTTGAGTTCTCGTCGAGAATATGCGCGAGGTCCCATTGCAACGGACTAAGGTCTTGAGCTTCGTCTATGAAGCACAGATCGAAATGCGGGCAGGTCATATGCGCGGACCGTATAAATTCATCCAACATGTCTGTGAAATCATAAAGGCCCATGTTGCCCTTGTATGCCTCCAAGCTTGTAGCAACGTAATTCACGACGTTCCAAGACTCGTCCAAGCTGCTTTCGTTATATTGGTCTCTCAAATCCACCTTCCGCAGGCGGGCGAGGTTGATAACGTTCAGGATGGGGTTTTTGTTCGACGTAATGGACGTAATGTCTTCCTCGAACGCGCCTACTTGGGTGGAGCTGTAAACCTCTACGCCTATCGTTTCCGACAGCTCTCGGTAGTGCTCCTCCTGCATAACCTGCTCACCACGGATATTGCTCAGAGACATGGCTAAAGAGTGCAGCGTTCGGAAGTAACTCAAGTCTTTCTTAGGGTCGAGGTTAAAACGC